CATGCCGCTCTGCCCGGTCGATTCCCACCTCTCATCCTTCGTGCCGACACCGGATGCCTTCGCGGCAGTCAGGTGGATCTGGCAGGCAGTGGTAAGTTTGCCGCCCGCCCCCGGGCCGAACATCATCTGCACCAGCGACGGGTACACGCTATCCGGCACGAGTGGGCGAGTTTCAAGCTTCAGGGTTGCAAGCACTTTTGCTTCTCCTTTAACTCTCCAAACCCACGTACTTGGCAAAAACAAAAATCTCCGTGCCGTCCGCGTCGATCGGCTCCGAGACCCGCTTGTCGGGCGGCGGCGAGACGACGTAGACCCGGCGCGGGGACGCGGCCCCGCGCAGGATCTGATCGTCCGCGGCCGGCACAATCGTGCCGAGCCCTGTCAGGATGAGGGCCGCGGCGGTCAGGCCGAAGGTGTAGCCCTCCCACGATCCGCGGAAACCGTCCTGCTCGTCGCCGGCGATCTCGTAGCGCTCGACCGTGGCCGCGATCGAGACCTCCAGCGCCCCGCGGCAATAGATCACCATCTCCCCGCAGAGCCGCTTCAGCTCGGGGGTTGCGTGGATTGCCAGCAAGTCGTCGAAAGCGGCCATGGGTTGGGAGTCGAGAGTCCAGAGCTGAGAGCGGAGAGTCCAGAATCGAGAGTCTAGAGCCCCAGGTTCCGGCTCTTCGCTCTCGACTCTCGACTCTCGACTTCGTTCTTACGTCGTGACGTTGTCCAAAAGCTGGGCTGCGGCGACGTAAATCAATTTCTCATCGACCATGTGCCGGACGCGGACGACGTCGGATCTGATCGTTTCATCGCGATAACTTTCGATGGTTCCGCCGACCTGGGAGCCGTCCTCGCCCCAATGGAAGGTGCGCCCGATGCCCGGCTCACGGATGTCGTTGGTGCTCGCGATCCGCGCGACCATCGCATACTCGTTGGACCAGATCGAGCTGATCGAAGCGGTCTGCCCTTCTTTCGCCGCATTCTTGGGCGATCCGGCCACGATCACCTCGTCCAGGTCGAAGACTGCGGCCAGCATGGCGACGTTGATGTCGGTGGGCAGCGCGCGGCTGCCGGCCCCCAAGCTCTGGATCCGCTCGACGATCTGGTCGACCAGGCGCAGGTTGCGGAAAACCGTGCGATTGACGATCAGGGCGTTGGGCCACAGGCCCGTCCGGGCCCATACCGCCCGGACCGCGGTCTCCACGTTGCCGATCGGCACGGCAGTGGCCGGCTTGTCCCACTCGATGCTGATCGTGGTGAGCTGCGACGCGAAGGTCGTGGCGTCGAACAGCAGCGCCGCGGCCCGCATCTCCGCGTTGCGGAGCACGGCGTCGTAGGCCCGCATCGCGGCCACCTGCTCGGCGTCGAAGTATTCGCGGTACATCACCGATTCCACATCCGAAACCGATTCCTCCGCTCCGTGTTCTTCGCAAGCGTAGGTTGCAGGCTCGAAAGTGAAACTCCCCCGGGAATAGCCGGCGCCCGGGCTGTGCTTCGTCTCCCGCTGCTGCAAGAGCTGCTTGAGCGGAATCACGCCGTAGTTGCCGGACGCCTTGGCGACCTCGAACACCGGCAGCACGCGCTGCCCGATGAACCCGGCCCGGTCGGCCGCCAGGTTGTACTCTTCGAGGCTGCCGGCCAGGTCGGGCCGCAGGGTAGCGAGAGTGGAAGAAGGGGAACCCATGAGGTTGCTCCTCGTCGATTGGGGCGGGCGACCTTGCGTTTCGGTAAGGAGGCCATTCCGCCCTTAGTTTCGTTGCAAAAAAATGCGGACAGTCCAGAGTCGAGAGTCGAGAGTCGAGAGTCGAGAGCGACTTGACTCTCCGCTCTCAATTGTTCGTCAGGCGGCCTTCCCAAACAATTCGATCAAGAAGATCCCGGCGGTGAAAGTCGCAGCCGTCGCGGCTCCACTGGTGAGGTACATGTACTTGTTTGTCGGGATCACGGCAGTCAAATTGCCTTGCTCGCCGCCCGTCCAGTTGCCGTGGTTGATGACCTTGATCTCCCCGGTGAGGGCGGAGATGGCGGTATCCTCCACGCCGGTGTTCTCGTCGGCGTGCCACAAGTCAACGTCTACGTTGCTGCCCGCCGGGGTCTCAAGGCACGTGACTTTGCCGGCGACAATCTCTCCGTTGACGGCTGCGGTGATCTGGCCCAAGTGAGCCACGCCGGCGCCGTCGGCGCCGATGATGTCGTCGGCCGTTCCGCCGCCGTTGAGTCCGGTCAGGTCGATGAGGATCGTCGTCTTGATGATCGTTCCGATCTTCTCGACGGTGGTGAGGAAGTAGGCGGCGGTTCCGGTGATGCCGACGCCGGCGGTGTTCGCGACGCTTTCGGTCGCGGACAACATGCCGGGAACCGACGTGGCAGCCGCCGTGATGGTCATCTCCGTCGTGCCGGCGATCATGAGGTTCAGCGTCGTTCCGCCCACGACGTCGATGCTCGCGGACGTGCCGTCGTGATTCCCGATCGCCAGGTAGTCCGTGGCCGGAGTCGTGTTGGAATGGATCGACAGTTCCGGGTGCGTGCCCGCCGAACGAATCCAGTCCGTGGCGATGGCCCCCAGGTCGGTGATGTGAAGCTGCTGGCTCGTGTCGTCGAGGGCAATCACCATCGCCGGGTCGGAGGCATCCGCCGCCGAGAACCGTATGGCAGCGAGGCCCGTCGTGCCGAACTGGAACGAGACGCCCGTGTTCATTGTCTTTGCAGCCGTCAGTGCCTGCGCCAAGGCCAGGCACATCAGCACGTCGCCGTCACTCTCGGGGCAGATGATGGCGTTGTCCGCGCTGAGCGTGCTCTCGGGCTTGATCGTCGTTGTGAAGTCGCCCGCGCCGCCGCTCTGACCGGACAAGGCGATCTTGGGCGTGGCCGCGTCCGCGTCCACTTCAAACGCCGCGGCGTTGGTGCCCGTGATGGTGGCAGTGACATCGGTGTTCGGCCCCGGCAGAACCTCGATAACGTCGTTGTTGGCGGTGGCCGCTTCCAGCGCGACCCCGCAAAAGACCGTGCCCGTTGGCGCCACCTTGCCGGAGGCCGCGGCATAGACGGGGTTGCCGGCCGTGATCACATCGCTGGCGATCATCTTGCGCGTGCCCTGGGCCGTGCGCAGGCGCACGGTGGCCGGCCCGGCGGCCAGGCACGGGATCTCCATCGTGCCCAGCTCCACGTCGCTGGCGCCGGCCAGGGCCAGGGCGAGCGGGGTCTTGACGCGCAAGTGCTGCCCGAGTGCCCCCGCGGCGGCAAAGCAGCGGCAGGGCGTTTCCACGTATTGACTCATGACTCGATTCTCCTCAGGAAAGTTGGTTTCGTTTCGCCCCCGGCGAATCGCCGGGTTTGCGTGGAATCAGCTTCGCCCGTGGGCCCGGTTGTGGGCCGCCAGGTAGGCCGCGTGCGCCTCGGGGTGTTCGCGCACGACCCGGCTGATCGCCTTGCCGCGGGCCAGCCCCTTGGCGACGTGGGCGTCGACCAGGGCGTTGAAGACGACAATCGGGTCTTGGCCACGACCGTCGGCATCGTCCGAGTTTCCGGCGTTGCCGCCGATCGGCGGCACACCTTGGCCGACCGCTTTGGCTTTGGCTTCGGCGTCGGCGCGGGCCTTTTGGACCGCCGCTTCGGCCGCCGCGGCCTTGGTTTCGGCCGCCTCGGCCCGCTTTTCGAGCATCGCCTGATAGGCGGCCCGCGCCTGGTCCATCGTCGCGCTGGCGTCGAGCTGGCTCGTGATGAATTCGGACCCGCCCTTGGGGAAGGTCGCCTTCAGCTCCTGATAGGTCGCAGGCCCGGGCGTGGAAAGTTTTTCTTCCGACATCGGAATTGCTCCTTGGTTGAGAAGGGACGCGGGGACGTTCCGAAAACGCCCCGGATTTTTGTCAAAGAAACGGGCGGCGACGGCCAGCCCCGGAACAACGCGGTCGGCAAACCGGCCGGCGACCGCCTCGCGGGCGCTCATCCAGGTCTCGTCCTGCATCAGTTGGGCGATCTCCGCCTCGGAACGGCCCGTGCGGCGGGCGTAGATCCCCACGAGCTGGGTCTTCATTCGATCCAATAGCTCGGCCACGTCGCGCATCTCGGCCGAGTCGCCGACGGCGACGCCGAGCGGATCGTGGACCATCATGTAGGCCCCCTCCCCCATCTCGATCTCGTCGCCCGCCATGGCCACGATGGAGGCCATCGAGGCGGCCAGGCCGTCCACGCTGACGATCTTGCGGGCCGGGTGGGCGCGAAGAATGTTGTAGATCGCCGTCCCGTCGAAGACCGAGCCGCCGGGCGAATTGATCCGCACGCGGATCCGCTTCACGTCGCCGACCGCCTTGAGCTGTTCATGGACGGCGGCGGCCGAGATCCCGTAGTAGGGGTCGATCACGTCGTACAGCACGACTTCAGCCTCATCGGCCCGGGCCGCGATCGAGAATGTTTTGGTGAATGCCCGCGTAATTTCAGTCATTGGGCGGTGCCTCCGGGTTCGGACCCCGTGAATTACCGGGGGGCAATTGATCGTCCGGCGCGATGGGCGATGGATTCGCGGCGACCTGCATCCCCTGGGGCAGCGGCCACTGGGCGATGTCCCGCCAGGTCAGCTCCAAACCGTGTTCCGCGTTGAGCTGCACCGCGGCCTTGTGGGCTCCGACGATAATCTGGACGCGGTCCTCGATGATCTCCCGCACCAGGTCGTCGTAGTCCCAACCTCGGTTGGCCGCGAGGCGACGGCGGGATGCAAAAAGGCATGCTTCTTGCTGGGCATCTGCGGCTGCTTCAATTTCCGGTTGGATATATGGCCAGCCGGCGGCCTGCCAGCGATGCCCGAAGATGCTCTTTCCCAAAGTTCCGAGCTGCGCGGCCGCCCTGGCCAGGGCCGGATCGGCGGCCATCCATTGGCGGACTTTCCAGCGATAGATCGGCGCGTGGAACGAGGCCGAGAACCACCGCTGAATCTCGGTGAATCGCTGCCGGGCCTGGTCCATGGCGCCGCGCCACCCGGAGAAGTTGGTCTTGCTCGGGTCCAGCAGGAGAATCGCCAGCGGCAAGTCGAGGTTAACCGCCACGATCGTGAGGATGAACATCGCGTGTTCGAAGAAGCCCGGATTGGGAATCGACGGCGAAAAGCCGGTCAGCTTTTCCCCGGGCCAGCCGAAGATTTCCATGCCCGGCTGCCAGCCGGCCAGGATGCGAGTCGTGCCATCCGGCCGGGCCTCGCTGGTCTCGGCCATGCCCTGGCCGGCGACGCCCGGCAGGGCTCCCTCGCTCAATTCGCGGAGGATCGTCACGCACGCGGCCATCTGAGCCTTGACCAATTGAGCGAACATC